TTAAATACGGTATAGATTTATTCCAACTTTCACATACATATTGTGAAGCACTAGATTCTCCTGGAGGAGTAAAAGTAAAGCTGGCACTATCATTTGCTCTTGCGTCTAAAAATGTTTCTATAGTATCTGCATCTGTTTCTGATACTTCAAAAGTAAGACTATAAACTTTAGGATTTTGATGTTCAGCTAATCCAAATAAAATTCTATGTTCATAACCATCAGCGAATCTTACTGTTCTAGTATTAGGAGATGATCTTTTTTGTACTCCGTAAGTAGGAGTTATTGAAGGAAAAGTAGCCATTATGCAAGTAAACCCCCAGGTCTTTTTTGCTGCAATAATTCAGATTGTACTGCTACTGAGATAAGACGGCCAAGTTCTCTGCCTCTATCTTCATCACCTTCTACATTAGAACCAGAAGCATCTACATTTACTACTACATTTGTAGACCCTCCAAGAGCATGATTTGGTGTAATCATTCCAGAAGATCCAGGTGTGAATAATTCTGGACCACGTTCTCCTACAATGTAACTGCCTCCTCTTCTTACAGGTCCACCGTCTGCTTTAAATAAGCTGCCAATTCCAGGGATACTGCCAAGTAACGAATTTACCCCAAACTGTAAGAGGGTTCTAGATATTTGATTAAATACACTGGTTGCTACTTCACCCAAGGTTTTAGTTCCTTGGATTGCACCCTCTATAGCATCTACTAAACCACTTTCAACAGTTGACGCAATACTCTTGTATAGTTCTAGTGTTTTTTCCAGCTGGTTTTGTAATCTCAATTCGTCTGCTATTTGTTCTTTTTTTGTATCACTTATTTCTATATTCTGTAACTTAGCGGCTTCTGCAATTTTATTAACTTCTTGTTGTATTCTTGCTTCTTCTGTACCTAAAACAAGTGAATTTTGTAAAAATTGAGTTCTGTCCGATATGCTTTTAGTCATCTCTTTAAGTCTTATTTTGTTCTCCTCATTAAGATCAGACTCTTTCTGAAGTTTTTCATTTAGTCTCTGCTGCTCTATTACTTTCTTCTCTATATCTTTAAGTTCTGCGGCTCCTTTAATGATTCCCATTGGTCCACTGTTTAGTATTTCATCCCTTCGTGCAATTAAGTCTTGGACATTAGACTTCTTACTAAGCTCTGCTCTATTAAGTAAATTTGACCTTTCGAAAGGTTTGGTAAATTTAGATAAACCTCCTAATCCGAATATTCCCTCGTTGTTCACTTTGTTCATAAAACCAGCAAATCCAGCAGCGAGTCTAGTCATTAAGATATTCATATCATTACCGAACTGTTTAGAAGCCTCTCCAAACTCTTGTAAACTTCTTACACCTTCATCACCGACTATTCTGCTTAGTCTTTTTATGGATTCGTTATATGCAGCTTGCTTTCCCTGTGTTCTTTCAAGTACCTGTAAGTATTTAGCAGAGGGTGTACCTACTAAACCTAAACTTCTAGTAACTTGGTTTATATCTAAACTTGTTTTACTAAATGCGTTACCTACTGCTGCTACTCCATCAATAACTTGTTGAATCTGAGTAAGTGCAGCAGTAGCAATTAAACCTCCAGCAAATCCACCAGTCTGTCCACCAAGTTTTCCACCAATCATTCCTCCGGCAAAACCAGCAGCAGCACCTAATGGCCCTTGTCCAAATAACAATGGAAACGCACCACTTATTAATGCTCCAGATAAAACACCACTTCCTGCTGCCTTTTTTGGAACTGTACTTGGGCCTGGAATTATGCTGCCTTGGTTAGTAATGTTTAAGGGAGAGCTTGGTCCTAAAGCCCCACTTGAATGTTTTGGTATTGGTGTCTTTTTTACTTTAAGTGAATCCTTTTCTACCTTATTTTGTTTTGACTTTTCTCTTGTTATTTGTTGTTCTTTTCTGAAAGTTTTAGTCGCTAAGGCTAGTTTGTCTCGTTCTGTTTTTAGGGCCGCTTTTCCTACACCCTTTTGACCCATTGCTATATCATTTAATTTCTTTATTCTTCGCTCAAGATTATTTAACTGCTGGTTAATCTTCTGAACATTCAGCTTTATATTTACTTCGTAATTAGAGCCAGCCACTAATTTAAATAAAACATTGATTCTAGTTTAGCGTACCTTACGGTATTGAGCTTTCTTTTGGGCATCTTCGTATGCTTTCTTTTCTCTTTCGTACTTAAGACTAAAATATGCGTTCCAGCCGTAAACTTCCTCTAGGGTCATATTTTTACGGAGATGATCTACTGTCATTCCTAATGTTTCAGCAATCATAAACTGAAAATATAGGTAATGGTCTTTATTCAGTTGTGCTTTTTACGGCATCAGGAGTAGCCTCCTCGCCCAACTCTTGCATCTTAGTCATAAGTTCAAGTAGAACTCCCAATGGTATTTCTCTTCTTAGGCTCGCTCTATCTGCCTCAACAAATAGCTTTTGACCATTTTCATCTTCAGCCTTATTTATAATTACCTGGAGAGCAAAGTCTAGGCTGCTTTCGTTCTGTGCTCTGTTGGAAGCTATTAGAGTATCATTTATTGCATCTCGATCAGCAATAGTTAGTGGTGTCCAGTACACTTGCAGAATTAGTTCGCCATCTTTGTATATAGGGTAACTACTTCTTTTGCCTATGCTAAACGCTTGCTTTAGCTTGTCGATTGCTCTTTCTGGTGCCATAAAGTTGAATAATGTATTCTTATACTATACTACTACTTTATTATTTAAAACCAACTCTTTTAAATGCTTTGTTTATATCTTTGTTGATAAGCCCACCTAACGTGTAGACGTTATACCAGTTTGGTCCTTTAGCGGTTATTTTATGTTCTTTTGCGTGTTCTGCATATGTAACCTGTTTGTTTTTAAGATTTGGAAGCGTTTGCCCTGAAGCATTTATAGCAAAACCAGCATACTTAGCTCTGTTTCCTACATATAAGTCTTGACCTATTTTTGCTGTAGGTACTCTTGCATTTTTAAATACTCTCCCTTCTCTAGGTGGAATAACGAAATACGGATACTCTGGCCTTCTTTTTCGTCTTGGCTTAACAGGAGTTTTGGATACGACCCAGTTTTCACCGAATGTTCCTGTCCACCACGGTCCATCTTCGGTTAGAGACTGCACTATATCTTTTGCTAATTGTTTTCTGCCCTTTAATATTAACTTTCTCAAGTCGGTAGGCATTTTAGACAGTGGTTTTCTGCTAGGCATTAGCACTGAAGTCGCAGCTAACGACTGTTAGAAAGTGGGTGTCTCCTTCTACGGTGACAGCAGTTGGTCCTTCTATTTCAGAGACTCTAGGACTTACTGCAAATTTATCCACATAAGCAGGGCTATTTATAGAAGTTAATCCTGTTATTACAGATTGAGCAACAGCGGATGCTGTAGCACTTCCACGATTAGGTGGTGTCATTATTCCACATCTAATTGAACCTGCGTAATATGTTTGTGCTGCTCCTTGTGGCTGGGCGGTGGCTTGGCTAAAATTAAGGTTTACCATCACATACTTTTTATCTCGACCTGGTGTAGAGAAAGGCATATTATCAAATATTACGTTTACCGTTGGGTCGGTATCGTTTACTGATGTGAGGATTGCATTTTCAAATGCTGCTCTCGCTTTTATTAAACTCATTAGAAAATAACGTCAATACGGAATAGATATTCTTGACCACCTTTTAGTGTGCGAATATCTGTTATTTTTGCTCCTCTTGTCGATCCAGAGAATGTTAAAGTTATTTCGTCTTGGAGTAGTGGTTGGCTATCGCCTATTAGATCGGGAGTTATGTATAGTCTTGCGGTATTTTCCTGAAAGCCTGACTCTTCGCTGGATTGTATAAATTCTATTGGAACTTTAATGTTGTAGGTTGTATCTACTGTAATAAACTCGCCTGAGTCTGTGTCATAGCTAGATATACCCTTTCGAGTGTAAATAATTGATGAGTCTAATGCGTTCCCAAGTTGAGACACCACCTGTTTGGCAATCTTTTTTAAAGCTGTATCTAGTGATCCTGCCATTATCCTCTAACTACCCTCATTTGAAAA